TGAAGGACAGTTTGTATGTGAAGGGTCCCAAGATTTACGGCTTCAAGGTGACCTGTGAGAAGATTCTTCGTAAGCCTGAGGAGCAGTTGGCTGAGGTGATGAAGCTCCGTAAGAATCAAACTGTGAACTGGTTTGATGGCATCAAGGCAAAGTGCAAGACAATGACGGGACGTACCACTACTGACCTACTTATCGTGAGGATTGACTGATGACTGACAGATTTGATTTTGAAGAAATGTTTATGAAGTGCTGGCACGTTACTGATGATGTTGATTTGCTACTCCAGGTTGTATCTGAATTGGATATGGATGCCAAGGATCAGGACAAGCTCATGAACATCTTGGGTGGTATAAAGGCTACATATAATGCTCGCTTTGATTATGCATTTCGTGCATTTGAAGAATTGATTGGCAATGGCGCCTTTTCTAGCTCTCAATTAGAGAAAGAAAACTGGGAGGAGACTCTCCGTAATTGGAAGAACATCAGGGCTGGCGACTAAAACGTTGAGAAGTAATTTTCATTACCATTTTGGTATTCATAGCAATATACCAGAATGTTGTGCCAGATACTATCAGGACCAGGTGGATGCAGGTGTGGAGAACATAGCATCCACTTGTCGTCCTGAGTATTTGGATCTTGACAAATACTTACACATTTGTTATGTTTTATGTGATGACTGTGCAGCACTAGAACGGCAAGGACAATTGATTCCAAACATCTTACATATATGTCATCGAGAACCTAATGACGATTGTAAGAAATTCATAGAGGTATGACATGATTATTGTGGATTATTCACAAACAGCTATTAGCACTCTGATGGCAGAGCTTCGTGGCAGGACTGATGCAGAAATCAGCACACCATTAATTCGCCACATGATTGTGAACGCATTGCGGTCTTATAAGAACAAGTATGGCAAGGAGTTTGGTGACCTTGTGATTGCTTGTGATAATAAGAAATATTGGCGTAAGAAATTGTTCCCTCATTACAAGGCGAACAGAAAGAAGGCGCGTGATGATTCTGGCTTTGATTGGCACGCCATCTTTGAGGCATTGAATCAGGTTAAGCAAGAATTGGCTGAACATTTTCCATATCCGGTTATTGAGACTGATACAGCTGAAGCTGACGATATCATTGCCGCCTTGGTGATGTGGAGTCAGGAACATGATTTAATTCAGGAAGGCTTGGACATGGAGCCACAGCCTGTTCTTATTCTATCCGGTGACCACGATTTCACACAACTTCAGCGGTATAAGAATGTGAAGCAGTACAGCCCTATTCATCGTAAGTGGGTGAAGGCCTCGGAAAGCATTGATGAGATTGTCATGGAGCATATTCTGATGGGCGACAAGGGAGATGGTGTCCCCAACTTCATGTCACCTGATGATGTGTTCGTGTCAGGTGGTCGGCAGAAGCCCATTCGGAAAAAGGACCTGGAACAATGGAAGAAACTCCCACTTTCTCATTGGGATGGAACTCCGCATGAGGCAAATATCCGTCGTAATTCACAATTGGTTGACCTGAGAAATATCCCTGAGGATATTGTAAATTCCATTATAAATAACTATACATCTCAAAAAGGTGTACGAGATAAGTCACAATTGCTAAATTATTTCATTGCTCACAAGATGAAGAATCTCATGGAGCATATCACGGAGTTTTGATATGAAAGCCACAGCTACTATGTTGTTGAACGAAAAACTAGATTATATTGCCCAAGGAACCACACTTGATGAGCAAGTGAATCGTACACGGGAATTGGCAAAATTAGACGGCACATTTGCGCCATTGATGCGTATGGCCGTCCTATTAGAAGAAAAGCTTGTAGGATTACCTGAGGGTATGCCTGATACCTATAAGCCAGATACCGCCTTGCCTAATGGCATTTCTGATACTACGGCACGCCAAGAATTTCGCAGAATTAAAAATTTTCAAGCCAGTGGGTCTATGCAAAACGTTCCTTCCCATAAAAGAGAAATTAGTTGGATACAAATGCTTGAAGGTATGCATTGGAAAGAAGCCAATGTGTTAATACACATTAAGGATCAAACTCTTTTAGATTTGTATCCAAATATGCGAGAAGTCTTGACAACACTAGGTGCAAAGATTAATATAAAAGAACAAGAAAAGTCAGTAAAAAAGAAAAAGCCCAAAAAGTCGTAAGTCATTGATTTTCAATAACTTAACCCTGGGGCTTGACAAACGAGTCCCAGGGTGTTATATTTAATATATACTCGCTTATTGACAAATGATATTGAGCATCGTGACCTACCAGAGTGGGTAGGCAGACCAGGGAGTAGGTCACGATTATGCCGCGTTCGTCTATCGGTTAGGACGCTAGACTTTCACTCTGGTAAGATGGGTTCGATTCCCATACGCGGTACTATTGCCCTCTCGTATAAAGGCAATACAGTGGACTTTGGATCCACGAATCGTGGTTCGATTCCACGGGGGGCAATGCAGTGCGATTGTAGTATCACATTTAAACAAGGAGAAGTATATGCGTACCATGTTTGTAGCCGCTGTTGCTGTTCTGATGTTCAGTGCTTGTGCCAAGAAGGCTGAGGAGAATCTTCAAGGTGAGTCAGCCACCACCATCCAAGCTGACACTGTGAAGGCTGAAGTAGATTCCACAGTTGTGAAGCCTGAGGTTGACAAGTCAGCCAGTGAAGCTAAGTAACATCTGATTGTTTCATAGTGTGTTTTTAAAAAAGGATTCAACAATGATGAGCAAATTGAGCGCCTACTCATCTAGGAAAGCGGCTCCAGGGAGGGGTCGCGCACACTAAGAAACAGTCATACGGGCCTGTAGCTCAGCTGGGAGAGCGCCTGATTTGCATTCAGGAGGTCATCGGTTCGATCCCGTTCAGGTCCATGGGTGGTTAGCTCAGTTGGTTAGAGCATCTCGTTTACACCGAGAGGGTCGGGGGTTCGAGTCCCTCACTACCCATAATGTTGTTAACGTCAATGGGGTTCATCCTAGGACACAACATTGCTCTTGTGGTGGAATGGTATACACGGAGGTCTCAAAAACCTCTGCCCTTGCGGGCTTGTGAGTTCGAGTCTCACCGGGAGCATTGGACAGGTGGTAGAGTGGTTTATTGCATCGGTCTTGAAAACCGAAGAACTGAAAGGTTCCGGGGGTTCGAATCCCTCCCTGTCCGTATCTTCATCATGAGGTGATTATGTCATTTAAAATTTCCAATGTTGATAAAAAGGATGTGTGTGAACAATGCGTTTGGGAGAAGGTGTTGGGTAATGGTAAACGCATCTACTTTGAAGAAAACACCTGGTATCGTTGGGGTGAGGTTTGGGTGGAGGAAGACCCACGTGAGAATGGATGGAAGGAAGGTGAGGCATTGGTCACAGACACATATGGCAGAATGGACCATAATCTAAATGATGGCTGTTGGACAGACCGATTAGGTGTGGAGGATTTGTCCAAGAAGGAACAGAAACTTCTGGAGGCCACGACATTCTATCCGGAAGAGGCAGGATGGGAATGTTCTGAATGTGAAATTGTGTTTTACGGACCTGTAGATATAGAAGAAATAGCTGATTGATAATTGAAATGCATTCATGGCGGAATTGGCAGACGCACCAGACTTAGGATCTGGCGCCTTACGGCGTGTGGGTTCGACTCCCTCTGAATGCACTTGACAAGTAAGAATGGTTGTGTTATATTAATGTGTAGGCTCCGATGGTGAAATCGGTAAACACAAGGGACTTAAAATCCCTCGCCAAAAGCTTGTCGGTTCGAGTCCGACTCGGAGCATGTGGTAAGCACCCATGGTGTCAACGGTTAGCACAAGAGACTTTTAATCTTTTAGGTCTAGGTTCGAATCCTAGTGGGTGCATTATCCGCCAGTGGCCAAATGGTGAAGGCAGCGGTCTTATATACCGAAGATGTGTAGGTTCAAGTCCTACCTGGCGGACTTGCGAGCGTAGCTCAATGGCTAGAGTCCCTGCCTTCCAAGCAGGTTGTTGTGGGTTCGAGTCCCATCGCTCGCTCTGTTGTTGCAGTACATTTACATTTAACCAAGGATGACAATATGAATATTTTTAAGCTCGGACCCGCTTCAGGTTCAGCCCGTATGACCTTTCTTTCAATTGGGTTGGTTGTATTTGCAGCCAATTGGTTGAATGATTGGAACGTGAGTTGGTTGCATTGGGCACCACCCATCATCTTACCTTTGGCAGCTTTAACTGGTGTATGTCCTTTCAAGAGTATTTGGGAAAAGGTGGGCTTTGAGAAGTAATAAATAAAACGCGGAAACAATGTCCGCGATAATGTAAATTGTTAATGTTCTCGCTTGAGTGTGGTGGTCTGCGAGAAGCCATACTAGTAACCACACTCTTTGCCACAATAGCTCAGCGGTAGAGCACCCGATTTGTAATCGGGCGGTCGTCGGTTCAATCCCGACTTGTGGCTCTTGATTGCCTCGATAGCTCAATGGTAGAGCATGTGACTCTTAATCACCAGGTTCTAGGTTCGAGTCCTAGTCGGGGCATTTTGTATTTGCGAGCGTAGCTCAGCTGGTAGAGCGCAACCTTGCCAAGGTTGATGTCGTGGGTTCGAACCCCATCGCTCGCTCTTTTTTATTTCAGGAGGATACATGACGGATTTTCTAATCAATATGGGTATCATTGTAGCCTTTGCAATCATCTTTTTAATTGCAGTTATTTGGACAGATGGTATTGACTATATGCAAAAAAATCATCCTGAGTATAAAGGTGAAGATTTTCTAGATTGGTAAATTGGTCACTGTAGCTCAGTTGGTAGAGCGCCAGCCTGAAGAGCTGGGCGTCGGGGGTTCGACTCCCTCCGGTGACATGTTATTCCCAGATAGCTCAGTCGGTAGAGCAGGTGACTGTTAATCACCGGGTCGGGGGTTCGAGTCCCTCTCTGGGAGCTTGGGGTGGTGGCGCAATTGGTTAGCGCACCGCACTGTCACTGCGGTGGTTGCGGGTTCGAGTCCCGTCCATCCCGTTTATGAAAAAAATGAAATCTCCCTGCATTAAAATTTGTAAACTCCAAGACGATTATTGTGTTGGGTGTTTTCGTCATATTGATGAAATTAAAAATTGGAGAAACTTGACAAATGCAGAAAGGGAAATTATCTTACAAGAGTTAGATGGCAGGATAGCTCAGCTGGCTAGAGCGCGGCACTCATAATGCCGAGGTCGTGGGATCGTGACCCACTCCTGCTATTTGGGGGTAGATATGAATGAAGATTGGCGCGACCCAGAACATCCTGAAAAAAATCCTAATGCCTTAACATATGGAATTTCTTCTAACGCACCGGCCACCATTCATCCCGTAGATATTGAAACCTGGAAAGCCAACATTTCACCTACATTTCGTAATTACTTCACTGAAGAATATAATGCCTTGGTTCGTGAATATGAAAAACTGGTAGAAAAATATCAAATAAACAAAATGGTATATGAATCACATATCGGGTTTGAACCTGTTATAGGACACATCTATCATCTGTATGAAAGGTCAAACGGTGAACGATTTCTTTCATTAATAGAACCTGATACAACATTTTGGAAACATGTTGGATCATATAGGTTAACAGCACAATATAGTTGGGAGGGAGTGTCGCCTAGCGGCAATGGCAGCAGACTGTAAATCTGCCGATAATATATCTACGTTGGTTCGAGTCCAACCGCTCCCATATACACCAGTAGCTCAGCTGGTTAGAGCATTCGTCTGATACACGAAAGGTCGCTAGTTCAACTCTAGCCTGGTGTACTTGCTTCTGTGGCGCAATTGGATAGCGCAACTGATTTCTACTCAGTGGGTTGGGGGTTCGAGTCCCTCCAGGAGCGTTGGACAGATGGCCGAGAGGCTTAAGGCAGTGGTTTGCTAAACCGCCGTACGGGTAACTCTGTACCGAGGGTTCGAATCCCTCTCTGTCCGCTTTTTCATAAAGGAGACACGATGATTTTGTTGCTGGGAGACATTCATGGAAATGTTAGCAGCCTACGAAAAGCTGTAGGCATCGCTACAGAAGTAGGCGCTGCTGCCATCATTCAAGTAGGTGATTTTGGATTGATGCCGAAAGGAGGCCTTGAAGAAGGATTCCGCAAGGTGTGTAAAGCATCTTCTGTTCCCATCTATTTCATTGATGGCAACCATGATGATTGTATTCGTTGGGTGCAATTACGTGAGGTCACACGTATCTGGGAAGATGCCAACCTGTTTTACATCCCACGTGGTACCGTCATGGAGATTGATGGTCGTACCATTGCCTTCATGGGTGGTGCCGCTAGTATAGATAAGCATATTCGTCTCCGTGAAGGATGGCATTGGGATGAATTTGAAAACATTCACCCATCCGAAGTGCTTCGGTTGTTTAATAACACACAGGATAAACACATTGATTTACTCATCACTCATGACACACCTACGTCGGTTACCGCAACTCATTTCGATGATAACGGAAAACTGTGGTTCGGTGTTAGCAAAGACTGGCATGACCATAACATGGATGTGATACAACAAATTTGGGATAAATTAGGTAATCCTCCCATCTATTGCGGGCATATGCATCGTTCTGTGATTGGGCCTAATTACAGAATATTAAATATAGATGAGTTGTTAGCTGTATAACGTCCTTGTAGCTCAACTGGATAGAGCAAATCCGTCCTAAGGATTAGGTTGTGAGTTCAAGTCTCACCAAGGACTCCATGGTGACTGTAGCTCAGCTGGTTAGAGCATCGGATTGTGGTTCCGAGGGTCGCGGGTTCGAACCCCGTCAGTCACCCTGCTGCCATAGCTCAGTCGGTAGAGCGCATCCTTGGTAAGGATGAGGTCACCAGTTCAATCCTGGTTGGCAGCTTATGGAGGATACATGAATTTAAATGAAATACCAGAACATGAACGTGTGGAAATCACAGATGTGGATACAGTTTACCAGGAACGGTTGTCTGCATTAGGATTTACAGAAGGATGTGAAGTATGTCCTTTACGTAAAAATGACACCACGTTGTTGGTGTCAGTTCGAGATTGCAGATATGCCATAGGAAAAGAAGTGGCAGAATGCATTCATGTTAAGCGCTTGTAGCTCAACTGGATAGAGCACTTGACTACGGATCAAGAGGTTATAGGTTCGACTCCTTTCAGGCGCGTACTTGACAAGTCAGAAAAATGTTGTATATTTAAGACATCGGGGAGTAGCTCAGTTGGTAGAGTGCCTGCTTTGGGAGCAGGATGTCGCAGGTTCGAGTCCTGTCTCCCCGACTTCACAAGGAGGATGTATGGAACGTCATGAACGTGGTGATTTAACTGGATGGGCCTTCCTGTTCATCGTGATGGTGTTTCTGGCATTTGTCATTTACAACAATCCTAAGGAAGTTTCAGGATTGGAAGGTGGCAACATCGAGAAAGCCATTCGAGAACAGCAATATAGATAAGTACATGGGCGAGTGGCAGAGTGGCCCAATGCAAGAGTCTGCAAAACTCTAAAGCCGCCGGTTCAAATCCGGCCTCGCCCTCTGTGCGTCGGTAGCTCAATTGGTAGAGCACTGGTCTCCAAAACCAGCGGTTGGGGGTTCGATTCCCTCCCGGCGTGTTCCGGAATGCATCCGGAGTGTAGCATCACATTCACCATCTGTGGATGTGTTTCCTTAAAATTTTAGGAGAACCAATGAAGAACTTTTTGTTTGTAGCAGTTGCATCACTTTCACTTATGGCATGTAACGAAAATATTACCATGCCTGTATTTGAACCCAAAGTCACAACTATTGTAGTGACACCCAGTGCATCACAACTTGAAGTAGGGCGCACCGCAACTCTAACTGCTGTGGTCAAGGATCAACGCGATTCCGTCATGACCGGCAAGACGGTGACCTGGTCCTCAAATAACACACCTGTTGCCACTGTGGCATCAAATGTGATTACGGCAGGAGCCACGACTGCTATTGTAACGGCAGTCACAAAGGGTAATGCCTCAATCATTGCAACCGTGGACGGCAAGACGGCTACAGTGCCAGTGTTCGTGGTTGACCCGACCGTAGCCACTGTCACGGTCACTGCAACCGTCCCACCTACATTTTATGTTGGTCAGACGTTGCAAGCCACAGCCGTTGCTCGTGATGGTGCCAACAACACGTTGACCTCATTTGTCACAACCTGGACATCCAGTGCACCTGCGGTCGCCACTGTGTCCTCAACAGGGTTGATTACTGCAATTGGCGCAGGAACCACAACCATCACGGCTACATCAGGTGGAAAATCAGGAACATTGAATGTTACCGTGACCTTGAACCCTGTTGCACGGGTGGCACTTACCTTGCCTAAGGCGGCTAAAGTAGGTCGTACCGTAACAGTTGCAGCGGAACTATTCACTAGCACAGGCGCAGTATTGAACCCGGCGAATCGCACGTTGGGTTGGCATAGTAGTGATGAAACCATCGCCACGATTTCCCCCACTGGTGTCATCACAGGACTTAATTATGGCACCACCATCATCAGTTGTGTTGTGGAAAACAAGGTGGGTGTGTTAGTGGTCAACGTTACGGAAGTGGATATTGACTTCATCACTGTGACTCCTGACAGCTCAGACCTCAAGGTGGGAGCTACACGGCAATACACGGCAACCGCATTTGATGTAGATAGTGTGCCGTTATCCACAGCAGCTTTACATGGTCGTTCGTTCACATGGAGTTCTGCTAACAGTGCAGTTGCAGTAGTGTCAAACACAGGTCTTGTGTTGGGTGTAACACCAGGTACAACGCTTGTAACTGCTGGAATCGGTGTTGTATATGATAATGCAAAGGTGGTAATTGTCCCTTAAACTAAGGAGATGTTGTGAGGAATACACTTGATTATGATAAGGTGATGGAATATATTCGTCAGCAAAGCCCAGAGACCAGGGTGTATCTAGGCGCAGACTCAGAACGATATATGAAGAATGGGCGTTGGATGGCGGATTACACATTGGCAGTTGTGGTACACCTGGATGGGTGTCATGGCTGCAAGATATTCGGTGAAGTTATAACAGAACAGGATTTCGACCAACGACAAGACCGACCTGTGGTTCGTCTGATGACGGAAGTGTACAAAGTATCAGAGCTGTATCTGAAACTGGCAGAAGTGCTGGTGGATCGTCAAGTGGAAATACATCTGGACATCAATCCTGATGAGGAGCATGCTAGTAATGCAGTTGTACAGCAGGCTATGGGATATATCAAGGGGGTGTGCCAGTTGACTCCTCAGGTCAAACCCAATGCCTGGGCGGCTTCAGCAGCTGCTGATAGATTGAAAGAGGTACTTGTAAGTTATTGTTAATTCAGCACTTATGGTGCCTTGACAAACACCTGAAAATTGTGTAGATTTAAGTATCCCTTAACAGGAGAACTTATGCGCAATTTTCAGGTGTTTGTGTTACTGGTATTATTTGGATGTAGTGGTGCGGACATTGTGTCCGGACCTTTACCAGTAAAGACCGCCCCCGCCAAAGATACAACACCAACAGTAACATTTAGGCATCCTAGATTTCAATTGGACAGCACTTGGAATGAAGGTAATGTTGGGATGAATTTAACGTATGAGTCGCAAATAGTTTCTGGTGGTGTTCGTGACTGGTGGTACAAAGAGGTAACAGATACTTTAGAAGCAGTCCGAAAAGGATGGAAGGCGCAAAGATTTGAGGTAAGACCAGGTGACTGCTATGGCACTGATTGCCAACGGACACCGGTATATGAGAGAAATGAATTTGCCCAGAAATCTGAAGAAAATGTTGAGGGAGACGAATATTGGTATGGTTGGTCATTTTATGTCCCTAAAAATATACCACAAGCATCCTGGGTGTTCATGGGACAATTTCAGCAGCATTACAACTATGATTCCATTTGGATGTTCATGAAACGAGCAGGACAACCTTTCTGTGCGGTGTTTGATTGGACTTCCAACAATAACTGGAGCTGTAACGGATCCAAAGGAACTTATCCTTTGATAGATGATTGGAATTTTGCTGGTATGTGGCATGATGTTGTGGTGCATGCCAAATGGACCACAGGGTCTAATGGATTTACTGAAATATATATTGATGGTAATTTGGTGGTGAATTATCAGGGATACACCAGAACAGGAGGAAATACTGATGTGTATTTTAAATACGGCATTTATAGACATGGCTCCCATGAAACTTCTGTAGTATATTATGATGAGATTCGGAGAGGGAAAACACGAAATCAGGTAGATATCCGTCTCCTAGAGAAGTAACTATATAAATAACAGTACAACCGAAAGACCCGTGATTTTTACATTATGACGTAGAAATCACGGGTTTTCCTTATTCCGGAGACTAGAAATGATATCCATGATTCTGGGTATCGTTATGTCAGGTATGATGAACATCATGCCTTTGAATGCAGAAAAACAAATTGCAGTAGAAAAAGTAGAAAACAAGGTGATGATTGGCCCTGTGGCAGGCAATAGAAATTTAGAATTCGGTGTGAAAAACATCTTGGAAGAAGCCTTGTTGGAACAAGAATATGAATTGACTGAAGAAGCACCTTTGAAGTTGAAGGTGGAAATCATCTTCTTGGACGTGCTCACCACAAAAAAGAATGTATCTATTATTCAGAAGCGAGATGAAGCTGTTGTTATTCGTATGAAAGGTACTTTGACACTCAATGGCAAGAAGGTGAAGGAAGCCATTGTTGAAGAAAGTTCTAGTGAAGTTTCCATGTCAACACTAATCATTGATAATGGCGGTAAGTTCAATCAAACGAGCTTAAGCAATGCCTTGAAGAAGTCTAGCATTGCTCTCATCACTAAACTCACGGAGTAATATGCGCAAATTTCTAGCACTCCTGTTGGTGCCCGTTGCACTACAGGCTCAACCTGCCCTATGGTGGGGCAGTAATACTATTAATAAAAATGTTAATGGTGGTGCCATTGTGAAAGGAGATACTGTGGAAATGGAAGTGAAGTTGAATCCCAACTTCTCAACTATCCGTTCCGTGTATTTTGATTTTCAACATCAGAAAGATGCTATTACATTGTTAGATGTGCAACGCGGTGCAGGTATTCCCCAAGCTGCCAACTTCAGTTATACCAATTATTATTATCCTAACTGTCGTTTCAACAGAACCGCAAGCAACACCACAAATAATGCTTGGAACAATTACATGAATGCCAATTACACTTGTAATTCGGCAACCGTTCCTTATCATGCCATCAATCGTATCATGGTGAATGTGTCAAGCGCCTCTAATATGGAGCATGCCACGTACATCAAATTGCGTTTCCGTGTCACCAACACCGTGGCAGGATTCCCATACGATTCTGTGTACATGAACTTTGCGGTTGGATATGACGCAGCAGGTCAAACCATGACCAACACAGAAAACGTAGGTGCTAAAGGTGTGTGGATTGACTTCTCACCTTTGGCAAACAATCTAGTTGTAGGTGATGTAAAACACAGTGCCAACGTATCAGCGGGCATGAAGTCTGTGATGCGATTATCTGTGACTGACACCATGCCACAACCTACTGAAGCATCTAATACATTTGTGGGAGGTAATGGTGCCTTCTCATTTGCCCAACAATTGGCCAATAACACACCTTATCGTTTCCGTTTAGCCTTGCCTGCTGACAGTGTGGCAAAATTGAGTTCATCAGCTACAACCATTTCAGATTACACCATGGCCGTGCAGGAATTCATCACACAGAATCTAGACAGAACCTACAAGAACAACAATATCAACAAAGGTATCAAATACTGGGCTGCTGATGTGAACATGAATGGTGAATTTGATGGCGGGGATGTACAAAAGTTATTCAATGCTGTCACAGGATTGGATACCATTGTGAAAGCACCTGCAGGGTGCGCATCCAATTGCTATTACACACTACCTACCATCAAACGTTCTGTGTATGATACACTAGGATTCACAGCTTGGAAAACGTTGAACACAGCATATGCATCACTTGCCACAACAACAGCAGAACAATCTTTAGCTCTGAATTATGTTCTTCGTGGTGATGTGAATTTGTCTCACTCATCATTGGTGACAGAACAACAGGCAGCAATGTATAGCATGAGCAGTCTTGTCGTACCTGGAGCAGGTAGTATTGATGTGAATCTAAACAATGTGGTAGTAACAAGCAACACCATTGCCATCCCATTCATTGTAGATACTAAAACATTGAAATTATCAGGATTGCAATTTGAAGTGAAGTATGATAACACGAAGGTGAAGTTTGAAAAGATGGAAGTGAATACACCTAGTTGGGTGTCTTTTGTCCATCCTATCGGTGATGTCTTACGATTTGGTGCCCTTGACCGTGATTTAAAGAATACTCTGTCAGGCAGCAATTTGGTTCCTTTCAAGCTGTACTTCTCAGCATTACAACCGGGTGTGGATTTGAACACCTCCGTTGTAATTGTTCCTACAATGGATGCTGCTGATGATAAAGGTAATCAAGTTGGTATCAATCTTAACACCACCGTCATCAAGTTACTTGGTGCAAACTTCTTCCGGAACCCATGAAAAAATTTCTCTCTTACTCGCTCGTTGCAATTGTTTGTGTAGGTTGTTTTGATACTAGTCCTGTAGCACCTGTTTCCAACAACATGGATTTAGGTGTACCTTCCAGAGTGATGAGCATTGTCACCACATCAGGCAACATTGTCACTGACACCTTCACCATCACATTGAATGTCACTTCAGGTGCCATGTACAATGTTCAATTGATTGACATCGCAGGAAAAACTGTTCGTAGTTATGGATTCACAGCGAATGCAGCACAAGTTGTAAAAACATATGATTTCTCGGATGTACCACGCGGAGCATATGACTTCACTTTAATGGACACCAATGGCTTACAGCTAAAGGTTCCTGTATTAATTAAACCTTAAGGAGGTAATCATGTCAGAAGAAGCACAAGGTGGCGGTGGATTGAAGAACGCCATTATCGGGTTGGTAACCATCATCGTGACAGCCATTGCTGGTGTCATCGGTAAGCAATTGATGGGCGGGGATGAACCCGCAGCAGCTCCTGCTCCAGCAGTAGCACCTGTTGTTATCAATTTAGAAAACAACAACACAGTGAAGGGCGGCGGTTCAGGTGGCGGCGCAGCAGCTCCTGCCAAGCCAGCTCCCAAGAAGGACGACCACTTGAAAAAAGAACCTCTTTGGTAAGCCGCCATGACAGACAAAATTACACCCCCATCCTCAGACAGTAAGTTTCAACAATTATTAAGTCAAACCATGACCCGCCGTTGGGGTATCACGGCGGTGGTATTATTAACATTCTTATTCATTGCCGCAGGTATTGCCATGGCAGTACATGGGAAAACAGTGCTCGACCAAGAATGGAAAGAAATTCTTCTTTTGATGCTAGGTGCCTTCATTGGGTCTTATGGGAAGATTATTGATTATTGGTTCAGTGACACAGACAAAGACAAAATGTTAGTACAAAAGATGGATGAGGAAGATGGGCAATCACTCTCAAACACATTAGGTGGATAACATGGACGCAAAACAAGTACAAGAAACTATCTTCAGCAAGTTTTCACAAATCTTCAAAGATAGCAATCATTATAATGAAAAGACCGTGATTGGTTTCATGGCATTCGCTGTGATGACCTTGTACTCACTTGTAGATATTGTTACAGGTGTGATGGGCATCACATTGGAAATTCATGAATTTGTCTACAACTCATTCATGTACATTACTCTGGGCTCATTTGGTATTGCTGGCTTAGAGAAGTTCTCACCCTCTACCGTAAAGAAGGTAGAAGCAGCACACGAGGAATAATATGAAAAGGTTATTTCTATTATTGCTTGTTCCGTCTTTGGTGTCAGCTCAGGTAGTAGGCACCACCAAGACAGAAGAATATCGAGCATCATTTGAACAAAAGACAGACATCAATGCCTTGATGGACTATGATGGTCCCAAGATTCCTATCCAACTATTGAGTTTGGGTATCAGTGAAGAAGTGTACGCCATGTATCCTGAATTGAAGGATAAGCGTGTGGGTCTTGGTGTCACCAACATCGTAGTGGAATTCTTGGAAGAAACCAATCGTTTCACTTTCACAGAAGATAAAACAGAAATCAAGAACAGAATGGTGAAGCAGTTCCAGGCATCACAATCAGGTATCACAGAAAACAAGTTGGATGGTCGGGGCAAGATTAAGTTGGCACGCTACTTCGCCTACATTGAAGTCTATGATTTCTCTGTATCAGAGGATGAAACTGTGAACTTGAAAGATGGTGTGAAGAACAAGATGGTCACACGTTTGGGTCTGCAAGTGAAGTTCGTGGATGCTGAAACAGGTGAATACTTCACAGGTTCAGGTCTAGGTACCGCTACTACAGTTCGTGAATTGACTTTGATGAATGATGACAACTTTGCAGAAGTGAAGTTCAATCAAAGCACCATTGGTACATCAACCAAGAAGGCTTTGGAAGATGCATCAGCTAAAATTATCACCAGAATGATTCGTAAGAAAATCTTCGCAAACTAATTCATAATGAACACTTCATTATTCTTCACAAACGGATATATTTCAGGAAACTTGAATGATGTAAACATTGATTATTCAAGTTTTCTATCTATGTGTAAGAAGGTGCGGGATAAAATTGAACATTTAAATGAAAATTTTATTCGTGATAATCGTAGAGCTATAAAAAATTATACCTTAAAAAGGAATGATAATGAAAATGTTTTTTCATATTTTCGTGATGTAGCCTACACAATACTCAATGAATTAGATGCTAGCTATAAATGTATTACCAATGATTTAATAGTTTTTATGGATGATGGATGTTTTTTAAGTCCACACCGTGATAGAATATCCTTTGATGGAAACAAATTAGATGCTGTATTAATAATCTATTTGTCGGATCCAGCAGAGTATAATCAAAGTGGAAAATTAGTGTTAGTTGGTAGAGAAGATGAAAAAACTATTGATCCTGTTGAAGGAAATTTCTTTATTTTTGAAACAAAAGTTCATAATCTAGCGCATAAGATAGAACATGTAACAGAAAATTTTAAAAGATTTACTTATGTTGCACAAATTCAAAGGATATTATAAATGAAAAAATTATTATTGTTGTTCCTATTGGCAGTACCTGTAGAAGCACAAGATACTGTTCGGGTGAAACATGGCAACTATGAATCAGTATTTTCCAAAAGTAAAAAGTATCCTGTGCTTGTGGAATGGACGGTGACTCGTAGCAAGTTGGAATGTAAGAATCCAGCCAAGCGTACCGACAAGTTCCTTCCAGACCCACAAGTGAAAAAAGAAAGTGATATTGATGATGATTATGTGAAATCTGGGTTTGACCGTGGACACATTTCACCAGCAGCAGATGCACGGTGCAATGAAGTTCATATGAAGGAAAGTTTCTATTTCACCAACATGGCGCCACAATATCCAGGCTTGAACCGTGGGCAATGGAAGAATTTAGAAGAATGGACTCGCATTCTTGCTGTGGAAAATGATTCAGTTATCGTGAAGGCAGGATGTGTTGGTGTTCGTCAACACATCAAACGTGTTGCCGTTCCCACACATTGTTGGAAGGTGATTCGTTACAAAGACCAAACAGAAGCATATGTGTTTCCAAACGAACCAGAACGCACCAAATCATTTGAAATGCATAAGGTACCGTTGGATAGTGTAACTAAACTGCGTAAGAAACATGACTAAAAAACACAAAATAGCTATTGCCTTTCTGATTGCATTTCTTTCAGGTAATAGCTGTAAAGCTCAAGTTGTTGTGCAGACTTGGGTGGATCCTTGTAATAACACAGTACAAACTGCCACATTTCCTTTGAATGGAACTGGTGTGTTGGTGATGTATCGCGGCGCATCCAAGATGTTCACGGCACAGCAAGCACAAGCAGGAGAATTACAGGCATGGATTGCTCAGGTTACAGCATCCGTGCCTTGTCCTGTGGTGAACAATCCTGTGGTGACACAAACAGCTACACAAGCAGCTACACAAGCGGCTGCGGCAGCAGCATCAGCGGCAGCAAGTGCCGCAGCTTCATCGGCTGCTAGCAGTGCGGCATCAAGTGCAGCAAGTTCCGCTGCGGGGTCAGCAGCAAGCAGTGCAGCAGGATCGGCTGCTACATCAGCAGCTACTTCAACACCTACACCTGCGGCTCCCGCACCTTCTAGTAGTAGTTCTGCTCCTGCCTCTAGTTCTAGTAGTTCATCTAGCAGTAGCAGTAGTTCTAGTTCAGAAACCAAAACAGAAACTAAATCAGAAAGCAGTTCAGAAAGCAAATCAGAAAGTAAATCTGAAAGCAAGTCTGATGAAAAGAAAGAAGAAAAGAAGGAAGAGAAAAAAGAAGAAAAAAAGAAATCTGAAAATGCCAATCCCATCATGGTGGCATCAGATTTAACTGCGGGACAAAATGCAGATGGTAGTTTGACAGCATTGTTCACCACAGGTGTGTCACAAAGCAGTTTGGCCGGCGACAAAAGCTATGGTGCTACTGCTATCATCTGGACCACATTGGACCAGGCAGCTTTGTCGGGTAGTTACACCAAAATGCATTTTGACAAAGGTAAATTGAAAAGCATCAGCAGTCATTCTGCCACCGTAGCCTATCTGAAAGGCACCAAGATGACATTAGTGGGATACACCTGGGTGAAGCCAGACCCACGATGGGGTGTGTACGGCGTCAGTGGTGGATTGATTGGATTGTTCACTCCTGGTGGCAAGCCTTCAGCCGCCACTAGTTTAGTGGCATTCTGGATGCATCCTCCTATCACGCTTAGTGAACGTGCAGTGTTGTCACCTCAATTCTTTTTGATGGCCAGCCCTGTATCATATAATGACATCACAAAATTGGTAACAAACAAAGCCACAAGCGGTATGATTGGCAATTCATTAGATTACAAAATTACAAAAAGATTCGGTGCCACATTTGCTCACCGTATCATGATTGTGGATGGACAAAAACCCTTAAACTTCCTACTAATAGGATCCAGGATGATACTATGATACACGAACTCAATGTATTACAAAAAAGCGC